CCGAATGGTCCCGCTCCCCCAAGACCTTTAACTCGAATTTCAGCGAAATCGCCTTCGCGAAGAATGTAGTCAGCTGAAACAGGCCGCCCATTGGCAATGTAGATGAATCGATTCGGGTCGACAATCTGATTATCGGTTCCCATCCGAAACAAGGTAAATAAACATAAACCTGCACTACAAGTCTCCGGCCTGCGGTTTGGGATGGTGAGGACGCCGCAGCCACGCTCTCTGATATCGTGACCAAGCCTCCGATCAAGATCATCTCTGTTAATGAGGGCCCCGGCGGCCTGAAGGCCTCCGAGTAATTTCAAATTAACCCTGATCACGGCACCATCTGATACTGGAACCGTAAGGCCATGCTCATGTCCATTAACTGTCCACTGAGTGTCCTCAAAATCGACTGGAGGGCCATCAGACATGCCAAGTTCAATGAGCTGTCTCAAAGTGAGACCATTATGCTCCAACGTCCGGACACTACCATCTGGTCGAATGATCATATTCACCTGCGCAGATTGCTTCTCGTCATCATACTTAATCTCGAGAACCGGTGGCGCAGAGGATAGCTCAGGCAAAGTTCGGTTAAAGTCTCTGTCGACCAGCATCTTTAGACAGGGTATATCAACAACCTGCCCTAAAGAAGAGACCTCAGACAGGCGGTCTTCAAGAACAGCTTGCAACTCCCTAGTCCAGCCATAAACACGATCCAAATGGGCCCACGTGGCATCGGTTGGAACGCCTGTGAAGCCGGCCGTCATCTTCCATGGCTCATCAGGTGGCATGATTTCCTGGACTCCTTCTGTCAACCGTAAAATGGTGCTAATATAAGACATTAATGGCGGAACTGCAGAGGCCGAATGAGCAAATGAGAGTGCAGCCCCTCTGGCTATGGCAGCAGCATTCTCTTGAGTGGCATTGACAGAATAGGCCAACTTGGCGATGGTCCTACCGGCCATGGGGACGTAAACAGGACCAATAGAAGATTCAGTCCAACGACAACCGAGGAACTCAAG